GTTCGAAAGTATCGGCAAGCACCCGACTGGACAACGCGGGTACTGCATTGATACGATCAAAGAGAAGTCCAATCTGCGCCAACTGATACGCAAATTTCAGATCAGCGTAGAGAGCATGCAGGACGAATCCAAGAACTCCAAAGAGATATCTTCCGAGGTTGAAGATCTTATACTGAATCTAGCGGACGGCAGCAACCGAAACAAGGGTATCGATAGCAGCATGCGGGAGATCCAGAAGGAGTTCGATATGATGCTTTCTGGAGAGTACAAACCTAAGGTTATCCGTAGTTATATAGATCACCTTGACGAAAAGCTCTCAGAGGGCGGTGTAGGGCTTGGAGAGGTCTTGGTGATAGCTGCACCTACTTCATGCGGCAAAAGCCAGCTAGCGCTTAATATAGGCTCAAGAAACATGCAAAGGGAGCAAAAGCCCTGCATGATCTTCTCCCTGGAGATGCCACAGAAGCAAATACTGAAGAGAATGATTCATACAATATCAGGAGTCCCTTCATTTATCGTGCGCAATGGCACAGCTACGGAGGACCAAATGCAAGATGTAAAACTAACCATGCAGGATGTACAAGCGTTGCCCATGTACACAAGTCATAAGGTTCGTAACGTAGAGGATTTAGTCGTTCAATGCAGGACTATGCATCGCAAGTTCGGTATTGAACTCGTAATAATTGACTACCTGCAGTTGATTCCTTGGGACGCCAGAAAGTTCGATAAAGTCCAGGCGATATCGGACATCAGTCACAAAATCAAGCAGATGGCAATTGAACTGAACCTGCCCGTGATTTTGCTCTCTCAAATAAATAGAGAGGGAGCGAAGTCAGAAGCGCTGCAACTGTATCATCTCAGGGACTCTGGAGATATTGAAAATGATGCTGACGTCATCATTTTGATGTACCCAGATGGTATGACGATGGACAGAGCTACGCGGGTAGATATAAACGGAGAATACAAAAAGATGATATATAATATAGCCAAAAACAGAGAAGGAGAGCGAGACGTAAAAGGCGAGTTCAAGTTCTATAACAAACTAGGGAGGTTTTACTAATGAATGAAAGTAACGTAAAAAGCTGCATTAAGTACTTTGAGGCAAAGATGCATGACGAATTACAACGCGAGAAAAGATACGCAAAGCAGATGAATGATCTGTACAAAAATAGCGATCAACCAAAGCTTACAGATTACGCAAAGCAGCTCGTTGATAAAAGCGAGATAAACAAAAAGATGAAAAAAGAGTTCGGACTGCACTTGACAACAGAAGCAGAAAGACTTTTATCAAAATCATAATTATTTGATTTAGAGGTAAGCCTGAAGGTAACAACAGGCGGGGCTTGTATGTGGTCCTTGTTCAATCCTCGGCCCCCTTGGAGTGACTTTCTCGAGGGGGTTTTTTTTACCCTTTTTTAGTTACGCACCCAGGAAGGGTTATTTATTAAGCAACGTATTAACGTCTTTGCTTATTATACCCTTGCGCTTGTACTCGTTGTACAGGGATCTATCGCCAAGGACATTCATATCAGCCAAGATTTCTGCTCTTTCAGCTATGGACATATTCATAAGCAATTGATCCTCCTTGGACCTACCCTTGCGTTTGATTGAAGAGCGTCTCTTGAACTCAGAGAAAAACCTAGCAGCTTGCAGCTTATCTTCTTTTGAGCCTTTGCGTAATCTAGATATTTCTTTTCGGATAAAAGAAGGTTCTTTATTATCGAACAATTCGCTGTACTGCTCACCAGTGGACTTTGCTACGCCTGGCTGAAATGCCCTGAACGGCATACCTCGGCTGATTCTGTATATGTCGCTACTTTTTACGTTGCCCGAACGAAGGACATCTATTTTTTCATCAGAGGAGTACCCAAAGGAATCCAACCGATTGTAAGCCTCCTGCACGCGATCATAAGCCGCTTTCTGCTCGGATACAGCTCTCTCGTACGCTGCTTGCTGTCCCTGCGGAGAAAGGTCTTTGTACTTCAATGCAGTTGTGTACTCCCCCCTAGCGCTAGAATACCTACGGCTGAAGTCCTGAATTCTGTACTTCGCCATATCCGATACGTTAATTTTTTGATAACGTAAACCAACCTGTCTCAAAAGAATTTCACTTATACTGTAATCTCCCCTTCCGCCGATTGCCTTAGTTAGCTTTATGCCCTCCTTGGAGATACCTGGCTCAAAGGTTTGAATCCCGAACTCAACAATCAAATCCTTGAGCTTTTGTGCGCCCTCTCTGTCTGTTATCGTTTCTCCGCGCATATCACGATTCGCAAAAGTATTGTAAATATTTTGCCCGACAAACGTACCTTCACCTATGAACTCTTCTGCAGCCAAGCGATAAAAACTTCTTACGCCCTCTTCGTCATCAATCATATTGGATGCACCCGCAATTATCGCTGAAACGGGTTGTGTCATAACTGCGTGCGGAAAAATGTAACTCGTATTAGCAAAAATTCCATTTTTTGTCTTTGGGTTGAATGTACCCATTACATCTTTATCTCTTGCGTACTCAGGCAAAAAGAATCTGAAGTCCTCCATTTTGTCGGATTCGATTACATCTCCTTCAGCGGGTCCACCGCCCAATGCACCCATTAATTTCGGTGCAGCAAAGGTTGAACCCAGAACCGCCGTCATGAAGCCCGCTCTTTTAGTTCCCTCGAAAAGCAATTCAGATCTCATTTTGTCATTCATCTCAAGACCGTACTTGGCAGCAAAGGCATCTCCATTAATCATCCTGGCTGCAATAACGGCTTGATTGTAAGTGTTTCTGAACATCTCAAGCGTGAACGTAACAAATTGCGGCATTATACCTAATCGTGAAGCTTCTTTAGCAATTTTGCTGGTTCGGTCATAGTTCTGATATGTGTCATTGGTTACGTCTGCGGCGATCCTTTTTATTTGGTCAGTAGAAGCACCAGAACTTTTTAGTATCCGTTGAAAAACATTATCATTATGTTTAAAAATTGTAAATCTGGATGCAGTATCAGAAATATTGTACAATTTACCAGCGGCATCAAATACCTGCTGCACGGGACCTTGTACCTTTCCGTTATTGATTGCGTCAGCAACTTCATTCGCCGCTATGCTGCCGTTACCAATCCCGTATCTGTACATTTCATTTACATCATGAATTACCTGCTGTCTGATTTCGGGATTTCGTATGCCTCGAACCCCCTTGCCCTCTCTTAGGTTGTACAAGGAATGCAACTCAGATTTTGCTAAACCAAAACCCTTCGTAAAATTTTTAATATTGGTCGGGGTAGGCAGAACCCCATTAGAGAAAGCAGCAATAATCCCACCAATTAAATTAACAGAGTAAGATCCAGGATTCAGGACAACCTTCGCCCCTTTTGAATACCCAACGAGTCTAGAATTTATATTGAGCATGTGCTGCGCAGCAGACGAAGCAACCTGATCCTGATATCTTTCCTTGAATAAAAGCTGAATAGCATGACCCGTTGAGTACGGAACGTACATTTGCCTGCCGTTTGCGTCCACGCCGCTGCTGGACGGAAGTTTAAGTTCTGTATCTCCTGGTCTTTTCTCGTAGCTGATTTGACCTGAATCCTTTAATGCTTGAAGCACTGTCTTATCAGCGTCAATTCTTGCTTTGTGCATAATAAGATCACGAACTAAAAATCTGGATCTTTCTCCAGGGATTTGAAGACTGGATGTAACCTCTCCTAAAAACTTCCTTTCAATAGGACCAGGCATATGATTATCAATTATCTTTTCAAATCGGCCAGGTAAAGCAGCCACCAAAGCCTGAGTTTTTGTCTTGTCTCCACTGGTTAGACTTTTTAGGTATTTTACATGATTAACCGCCTTTTTTCTTGCAGCGGAAACAATTTTTTCATTAGTCGGGTCCTGCCCGCGCATGAGTGTCTCAAAAACCTCCCGAACGACAGCATCCTCCTTGATGTTCGTTGTGAAGGTTTTATCATAAAAAGCCCTGTACATGGAAGAATCATAAACATGAACACCACGTTGAATGCTATCCTGCATCCTGGATAATATTTTTTCTCTCTGTTCTTTTGGTAAAAAATTAATAGTATCCGAATCATGAATAGCTTCGTACAATTCCTGCATTGACTGTATTTCAATATCTCTAGCGGCTCTCAAGTCCCCCGAGATAGGATGCGCAGCAAGTTCTGCAGACATCGGTTTCCCTTGTATGAAATCATTGATGTCTTTTCTTAATTCAGGTCTATTCAGGATTAAATTGTCGACATTTCTCTTTAATCTAGTGGAAAGCGCCTCCGCTCTGCGGAAGTTCGTTTCAAAATTAAAGTACTCTTCTCTTACATTTTTACCTATCGCCCTGGATGGGACGAAGTAATTCTTGAACTGAAGAAGCCTCTGAATAAATGGAGCATCCTCCTGAACCTCAAACCTCGCCTTTGCTTCTATTTCAATCTGGCTTTTTACTCTTTGCACCTCTGCCTGAGAGACATTCCTATTTTTGGAAACACTAAGCATGTCCCTGATGGCATCGTCATCAAGTTCGCCGTTAAGAATCATTCTTTCTATCTCTTCTGGTTCTTTACCGACTAACTCATTTGATGTCCTAATGAACTTCTTTGATAATTTACCAACCCCAGCACCAAGCGCTCCACCAACTAAGACACTTACACCTAAACTAGTTGGATCTATTTCTCCGTTGTCGATCTGCTGAGCAATTGCAGTCTCTGCAGCAGCTATACCTGAACCCTTCGTAGCTAGCTCTGCAATAGGTCTCGCTGTGAAGATCTTCGCTTTTTCTAGTGGAACGGAATTAGCAACAGCCGCAGCGATCAATCTTCCGACCTGAGGTTCTTTTCTGCCCTCTACGGATTTCTGTGCTATGTAACTACCAACGCCTCCCGATATCGCCCTGATGGCGGTTTTCCCAAAGGGTACTTTTTTTCCAATTGTTCTCGCCGCAAGTTCACCGATTAAACCAGAGCCGACCTCTACACCTGTAGATGATGCATCCTGCACGAGGCTAGTGCCTTGAGTTTGTTCTGATTGCAGTTCTTCATCTGATACAAGTGACATATCAATTTCTCTTTCCTTTCGGGACGAACTC